CTCGGAACTTCGCGCCCGGAAATGCCTTCGGGTAGAGTTGCCGAGACTTGTCGATCAGTTCGGTCAGTTCGTCGAGTGTACGACGGAGAAGAAGACCACGATGATTAGGATTGTGACAATAACGTAGCGGATCAGCAAGAAGTGCAAAACTTTTTCCACCACCGGCGGCACCACCGTAGAGTACGTCTCGCTCACCCGCCGACAGAAATTCCGTTTGCGGACCCGAGTTCGGTTGAAAGACGACTTCACTTTCGCCGACAAGCTCCGATACTGGGTCTGGCAAAGCAGCCACATCCCCAAGATCGATTGTGGTAGAGGACTTGCCAGCAAGAGCGTTTTCAACTTTCGTAGCCTGTTCTTCGAGCTTTCGAGCATAGCGTCGTTTGTCCTCTGCTGCTTTGGTTGACTTCGCGGCACGGCGCTTCGCGGCGTTGACACGTTTCGTCGCCGCGCGTCTCGCACGTTCCTTTGTAGATAGGTTATATGTGGCTTTAGGCGCATTCGGATCGCGCTTCGGCCTACCGCGCTTTTTCGGCGCTTCCGATGGCTGGTCGTCCACGGTGTACCTTTCCACCAGTCGCTTTTTCCATCAGAGTGAATCCTCTGATATCGTTTCCGTATTTGTTGGCGGGGTTGTTTATACTTATCAAATCCATCCGCTCACCGAAGGGAAGTGACATGATATATCTGTACTGTCGACTCTCGGCAGAAGAGAGTTGAGAATAATCTTTGTCAGCGAGGAGATATATTTCTCGGTCAGTTCGCATTGTAGTTTGCTTTCCTGCCGCGATGAACTTTTCCGCCCAGTGCTTTACGTTCTTTAGGGGCTATACGTGGTTTGGGTTTTGGTACAGACATACCGAGTCGAGTATCGTAGCCTTTAGTGACGCCGGGATAGTCTAGGTTTGTTTTGTACTCGTTAGCCTTTGCCCGTTTCCTTGCCATGATCTCTTCACGGGTAGGCTTCTTCTTTATCTTCCCGTAGAGCCGATTGTCTCTAACACGTTTGAATGTTTCAGAATCGAATTCACGCAAACGTACGCTGCCGCCTTTCATGCGGGGTTCATCTTTGGGAACAGCAGCGATATTTTCGTTCGCAACGATTTCATCGTACAGTTTACGCTGATAGTCGTCTAAATCCGCTACTTCTGCCTTTGTAATCTTCCGAAACTTGTCGTTGAACTTCTTTCGGGACTTGTCGTACTCATCAAGTGCCATCGATAATCACCTCATTCTTCGGTGGCAACAGGACTACGCCGTGTACTGCCGTGACATTGTGGTTTATTTGCTCCGGGGCGCGTACGCCGACGCGCGTGAGGAGTGATTCTGCTGCCTTGAGACGTAAGTCGTCACCGCGTTCGGGGGCGGGGTTGTCTATTGTGTTGACAAGGCGGTTAGCTGCCTTGATCGCATTGACGGAAAGGATGTCTTTTGTCCGTTCGACGATCTCATCGGCTAGGGTTTTCTTGAGCCACTGGCTCGAACCCTTCGAATACCCCGCATCTACGGCTGCTTGCGTGACATTTCCGCCGTTTTCGAAGAGATTGTCAAGGAATGTACGCTGTTGGGGCGTCAATTCGCGTTCTTTTACGGGTTTTTGTGGAAGTAAATTCATAATATCACAAGTATAGGGGCTATTTTCGGTGTTGTCAACTTTTTTTCTTGACAAATACAAAATCTGACAGTACACTGCGTGTAAGACCCGCCGGGATATACACCCATATCCACAGGTTACCCTAAAGGTGTACGTTTTTACGTATGCCGGTTACTCCAAAAAAACAAAATTGCTGTCGGGATTGTATGCAGATGCACGGGGGGGCCGGGTGGCCCATGCGTGCGCGCGCACTGATTTTATTTATCTTTTTATCTTTGCCAGTTGTCCTCGCCGAGGCCCTAAGCCCCACCCCAAACCGGACAAACAAGGCCGAACGGGCAAAATCCCCTGATAATCGCGCCACACACACACGCGCGTAATCCTGATTTGCCATGCCGGTAATTCCTAAATGGATATCTGGCGATCAAAAAGCGCAGCAATACCCGAACAACAACCCCGCCGAAATATCCCGCCGATACAAGCCGCAAACGATATATCTAAACGTTAGACAAAAAAAGACCCCGCCGACTAGGGCGGGGCAAGTTGGGGAGGAAACGGTTGTTGATGATCAGTCGTCGGTCTTCACCTTAAATTCACCATTCGCTATCGAACGCGGCGAATTATTACCTATCCACGAGGTGAAACCCATCGAATCCATGAACGACTCTAAGCCCCGGATTTGGTTCTGGATGGCATCGAGGTGATGGCGCAAGACCTGCACTTCCTTTTCAGTGATAGCGAAAACATCACGGGCTTCGGCGGTCGTCAGTTCGTTTTTCAAAGAGCTTTGCATGCTAGTTCTCCATTTGCAAAAGGGCTGGCAAAAGCGCCAGCCCCTAAGTTGTACGTTTTTCAAGCCGGACGCGCAAGCCTGTAAATATTCCGGTATCCGCCCCGCCGGTTACCCGTCGATTTTATCTCAATATCAAACCCCGCTTTTTTAAGGTCTGACAGATAATGATAGACGGATTGCTTTTTCACATTCATGTGACCGGCAAGAGTAGGCACGGCAATGAACCCTTGCGACATCCACCGAATGGCTTGGTAGTGAGCCTGCGACAACGAAACGTCGTTCGGCTGCGGGACCGATTCCGGCAGCGGCGGCGTGTCGTCCGCCAGTGCGTCCCCAAGCTGTTCGGCGAACAGGGTGCCGCGCATCTTCGAGATCAGGCGGTCGCGTTCGTCAGCCCGGATCGTAAGCTCGAACTTATCCGCAAGGGCGCGGATTTCGTCGACAAGTTCCTTTGGTAGCTCTCTCATTTGTCTGGTTCCTTTCGTTGTTACCAGTTGATGAAAATTAGTAGCGCAAGGATCACCGCAATCAGGATCAGAATCCGGTAGATCATAAAAAACGCCTGAAGCCATTCTTCCAATTATGCCGCCTCCCGTTCGAGACCGCGCCAGAAGTCACCCTCGATCACTTTCCGGACCTCGTCGTTGCGCCGGGTGGCTACAAGCTCCTTGTTCGAGTTCCGGGTGTGTGTCCCCGGCAAGTGCGTGGCGTAGTGCGTCAGGGCGTTGTAAGCCGCCCACAAAGTATTACCCAGTTCGGGGGTCTCTTCCTTGAACCGTTCAAGAAGCCAGTTCAGTTTCGTCTCGTTGATAGCAAGTTTTTCGTCGTGTTTCGCCGCCCGTGTATTTTTGCGGCAGATCGATTGCTTTAGCATCCGCTGGAAATCGAATTCCGAACAATGCGAATTCCGCCAGACTTCCATCTGGTGGCGGTTGTTCATCCACATGTCGAGACCGAATCCGGCTTTGGAAATCATAGCATCGACGGAAACGTGGCCCCGATGCACCTTCCTTTGGTGGTACGATTTGGCCCCGCCAAAAACAAGCGAGTTCCGGCATAAGTCACGATAGGCACCGGAAAACACTTGAAAGGCCCAAGACAGGTCCACGCTATTAAAGATATCCATGCGGCACTCGACGCGGTCAGTCTGTCCGCTGCGCGTGACGTGTTCGGTGGCAAGCTCGTGGAAGACTACAGTGCGATGCACCCGTTTGCCGTAGCCATAGATTCGATCGGTAACGGTGACGTTATCATCCGGCAAGTCAGATTCCGCCAGCAGCGCGGCTTGTTTCTCGAACAGTGAGTCGTGGGGGATCAGGGCATAGTGGCGAGACACTGGCCGGACATCCAGCAGCGCATCGGTGGCCCGGTTGTAAAGCGCCGAATAACCCTCGACGGGCCGGTTCGTCATTATGTCCGCATCGTTCCACGCAGCAGGACACCCGGCTTCGATCGGCACCCGTTCCACCTTTGCAAATTTCGAGAACAAGCCGACATCCGCCGGGTTGTTGTGGATCGAATATATTTCATCACCCCGCCGGATCGCGGCATCGGTGGCGTTAGTCTCATGGTTTACTAAGTCAAGCATGATGTTCTCCTTTTACTCATGCGTTGTTGGTGGTCGAATCATTGCACAAGATTTGCACCAGTTGAACCCCGGGGCCGAGAAAAGTTGTCGCAGCCCCGACGGTGGTTGGACGCGGCCCCGCGACTCGCCGCGCCCGTCGATCAGCCCGTTGCCCCGCCCCCGAACGCGGCAGGAAGCGCCAGCCAATCCCCAAGAAACGTACACATTAGCGTCAGCCCGTTTGTCATTTTAGCGTCAGCCCGTTTGTCATTTGATCCCGTGCCGGTCGCGCCAGACGCGCCATGTTATTGCCTGTAGCTGGTAGGGCATGAGGCCGACGCGCCGCGCGGCTTCTTCATATGCGGCTTGCAAAGCGCGATATTCACGGACGCCAATGTTTGTCCGGTCGTCAGTCAAACCAACGCGCTCACCGTAGGCAATGTTCCGGGCGTGGCCGTCTATGGTTACGTTGAATTCGCCCATGATGTCACAAAAGAACGACGTGATTTTCTGGCCCTTGAGCATCGCTTTTGCCCCGTCGTAGTCCGGACGCGCTGCCAAGATATCCCAAGCCTTCTGTTTCATTTTATTGTACGTCGAGACTTTCACCGACAAAAGACCGTCACCATTGACAAAGGCACCGATTAACGCGTCAGCGTTCGTGACATTGCGTGACCATTTGTTGTTAGGTGAAAGCGCGGCGATAACAGCAGCCACAATGTAAACCGCAACATCATATTTCAAGGCGATAAGATATGCCGCCTTTTGTGCGTTATCGTACCACAACAAGCCTTCTGCGTGTTGTGTTTCGTCGGCGTCACGATAAACGCTGGTGATATTGTGGATCATTCTTTCGTGATCGACTAGCGTTGCCTGTTTTGTCATGTGATCACCTCGCCAGTTTCAAAGATACACACCTGCGCGCTAGTCTCAATCCACACACGCGCGCCGCAAGAAAGAGGCTTGTTCGGTGAGTATACAACAGTGGATGGGCCTTTGATATCTACACGATGAGCGTAGGTATTACACTCGTACGTTTTAACCGTGATCACCGGGTCATTTGTGCCATTCTTTTTGTTGGCACGGATAACGTGCTGATTTATGTGTATTCTCTTTTTCATGGCTCTTGCCTTCCGTTAGAAAACGATGCCGAAAACCTACGGGTAATATCTGCCCCGGTCAAGCGGTTTTATTTTTTGTGCCTGTTCCCGAAGCCAGCACGACGGACAGCGGAGCCGGTCGCCTTCTTTAGTCATGGCTGGTTCGCCGCACACATCGCACAGGTAGTCAGTAGACAGGGTAGTCTTTGGCGTCGATCGATTTGCCTTTAGTGTCGTCCGATTTGCCATGTTCCTGTGGTTCGTTGGGTGTGATGCCATCGTCTAGCCACTCCGCGCGTAATTTGTTGTAGATGTCGATACACGACTCGCCGTGCTTTGCCGTCCACTCGTCACGGGTCATGCAGAAGGCGTCCTCCTCCATCTCAATTAGCCAGTCACTTACTCGTCCCATTTCGCGTCCCCACTTTTGTCTCGTATCTTTCGATGTCACCGATTGCGTCATCTATTTTGCCATAGATGCGGTCGAGGTCTGTGTCAAGCAGTTCGATGTCTTCTAAGGCGTGCTTTGCCTGCGTGAGGAAGGCACGGATCACTGTCGTCTGTGTGATCTTTGCGCGTAACAGTTCACCGACACCCTCGCAGCCGTCGCACTCCTCGAATACACCGACAAGGTCGCCACCCCGGACCGGGTCAGGAACAGCCTGTTCGTACTCCTTCTTGCCGTAGCCGCCGCACTCCCAGCAGTGGCACCGTTCGACATGGTTTTCCATCAGCAGTAAATCCTTTCCATGATGCCGCTAAAGGCATGAAACATCATCCAGCCCAAAAAGGCCCAGCAACACGCAAACAAGAATATCTCAATGTCATCGTGCGTCAGGTAATATTCCACAGCTTTGTCCCATAACTTACTCATGCTCACCTCCGTTGCCTCGTCCCAAGCCACCAAAATACTGCGGCTTACGCTTGGCAGTCTCGAACACAGTTACTGTAATAAAGATACCAGCAAGCAGGATTGCGTGGACAAGCGCACTGATGCCGAACACGACAATTGATCCCACCCACGACGAGAACACGATGCACCACATCCACGCAAGGACTTGCATGATCATGTGACGGGTGTTCACGTCGGGGATGTTGGACAGCGGGTTCTTTGCGCTGTCCATCACCAGTTGATACAGCCTAGTCATCAATAGGCACCTCT